GTTAAGGTGCCTTCCGAGCAGAATTCTTTCATGCGCTACCTACTAAACCGTTGGGTGCAACAATCTAATCGCTGGCTCTCGCTCGAAGTGTGGGACGAATGCAAGGGGACGGTGAAGGAAGTGGACCTGATTGGAGAACAATGTTGGGCTGGATTGGATTTAGCGAGCGTATCAGATATGACAGCCTTGGCGTTGGTGTTCCCTGACGGGGAGCAATTGAAAGTCTTGATGCGGTTTTGGTTGCCTGAAGCGCGGTTGCATGTGCGCCACCGATACCAGCGCCACTACCAAGCCTGGGCGGAGCAAGGGTTTTTGCTGACAACGCCAGGGGAAGCCCTTGATTATGATCGGGTGGAAGCTGATCTGGTGGCACTGTCGGAGCGGTTCCGGATTCAAGAACTCTGGATGGACATTCTTTTTCAAGGGCACCAAATCGAGCAACGCTTACGGGAACTACATGGAATTAATACCATTGCTGGAAGAATGGGGATTGTAAGCATGTCTCCAGTCGCTAAAGAGCTGGAAAGACGCTTGCTTAACCGGACAATCCAGCATGGGGGAAACCCTGTTTTGCGGTGGATGGCCGATTGCGTTGCGGTGAAAGGGGACCACGCAGGCAACATTATGCCCGATAAAGCGAAGAGCCAAGGGAAAATTGATGGGATCGCGGCACTATGTCTAGCGCTCATGGGGGTTATCAAGAACCCGATACAGGGCGGCTCAGTATACGAGACGCAAGATTTGTTCTTTGTGTAGTGGCATTTTGCTACAGTTGGGGAGTTTTGCGCCAGAAAGGGGAATTCTTCGGCAAAGTAGCTTGACTTACTCTATTGTACGTAGCTATACTGTTATCGATTAAGATCGCTGCAAGTCTTTCATATCTTCTTTGGGGGGTGCCGTGATTGGGTAAAATCAGGAATTGGTTACACTCGGTCTTCGGTGCAGTCTCAACTTCTACTCAAAATCCAGCACAGTGGTTTCTTGATTGGTCGAACGGAGGGGAACCCTCCGACGCTGGCGTTGCCGTTAATGAGTCAACAGCCATGCGTTCAAGCGCGGTCTATGCCTCTGTTTCGATTATTGCGCAATCTATTGCGTCTCTCCCCTTTGGCGTGGTGCGAAAGGAAGGCAATGACCGCATTCCTGATCCTGATCACCGCGTCCACTCCTTAATCCACGACAGTCCGAATGAATTTATGACTCCCATTATTTTTTGGGAGTTACTGATGTGCAATTTGCTACTGAGTGGGAACGGTTACGCCAGAATCGAACGATCTCGTGGCCTTGAGCCACTGAATTTGTTGCCGATTCACCCGTCGCGGGTAGCTCCAGAGCGGGCGAATGGCTCGACACGCTACCGGGTGAGCCTAGTTGATGGCGGGGAAGAGATGGTCCAGGCGGCTGATATGATTCATATCCCCGGTTTAGGGTTTGATGGACTTTCGGGGAATTCGGTGATCCAGTTTGCTGCGAAAAACTCGATAGGGCTGTCGTTAGTCATGCAACAGCACGCCAGCAAGTCTTTTGCGAATGGGGCCAAGCTCAGTGGGATCTTAAAAACGAAGCATCCCATGACGAATGACACAAAAACGCGCTTTTTAGAGCATTGGCGTCGGTATATGGGGGCGGCAAACAGCGGTGGAACCCCGATTTTAGAGCAAGATATGGACTTTACACCCATTTCTATGTCGTCAGTAGACGCGCAACTCATGGAAATGATGCGGTTGTCGATTGAAGATATTTCCCGATTTTTCCGTGTTCCGCTTCATATGATTAACGAAACGAGCAAATCGACGTCCTGGGGGAGCGGATTAGAGCAATTAACGATTGGATTCGTGCAATATACCCTTCGCTCGTGGCTGGTTCGTATTGAACAGGAGATTAACCGGAAACTGTTGTTTGATCGTTTGGGGATGCCAACCGATAGAAGCAGTAAATTTGAGCTAGACGGGCTATTGCGCGGAGATTCAACGGCCCGCTCTGCATTCTATGCTAGTGCGATTCAAAATGGATGGATGACGCCCAATGAGGCCCGAAGTCTGGAAGATTTACCGCCAGACCCAAACGGGGGTCAACTTTTCATGCAGGGGGCCATGGTCCCACTCAGTACGCTCACGAATCCTGAAACGATAGGGGTCGGAAATGAAGTGTAAGTCACTCCCATTAAAAGAATTTTATGCAAAACAGTATCTTCAGAGTGCGCCTGTTGAGTGGTTTTCAATCCAAGCGAAGGATGACGGGCCTGTCGAAGTGACGATCTATGATTTCATTGGGACTGGTGGCGTGAGTGCGAGTGATATGGTGACGTCATTAAGGGAAGTCAAAGGCCGAGACCTTAACGTTCGCGTGAATTCTCCGGGCGGGGATGTGTTTGACGGGATCGCCATTTTTAACGCGCTTCGGAAGCATAGCGGCGAAGTAAGAGTCACGGTTGACGGATTGGCGGCCAGTGCAGCTAGTGTCATTGCGATGGCGGGGGAGTCGATCACGATGAGCCAGGGGGCCATGCTCATGATCCATGATGCCTGGGCCATGACAATCGGCAACGCCGACGACCATATCGCCATGTCGGAAACGCTCAATAAGGTTAGTGCGGAGTTAGCAGGGATTTATTCAGAGCGAACAGGGGTGTCGTCACGCGCAGTGCGCCGATTAATGCAGTCTGAGACGTGGTTGACGGCACAAGAAGCCAAAGATCAAGGGTTTGCGGATGTTGTTGAAGGTGAGAATGTGCAGGCGCAGGCGAGAGAGTTTGTGGTGCCAGAAGGGCTGATGAAGGCAGCACCCGCCGCTTTAATAAGCGCGGAGATAGTCACTGAAGAAGCGGTGGCAGAAAATGTTCAAGCAGCCGAAGATTCAATGGCTCGGTTGCATTGTCTGAAGCGGCTAGAATTAGCCAAACGTGGAGAACTCACAAAAGTATGAGCGATACACCCATAAAAACCTTTAGTAAGCCTGCAATTCTTCTCCAGCGTGAAGTGATCCGGCTGGGGAAGGGACTATTTACGGCTTGGGAGAAGTATCTGGATGCGGTGGAAGGCATTGTCCGCCCCCACCGTTTAAATTAAGCAGTTTTTTCATTCTATCCAATTAGACGGCCCACCATTTTCGAATCGTGGCCATTGTCACCTTGGACACACCAAGGAGTCTTGCAATGGCAGACACGATTCAAATCATGCGAGAGAAAAGAGAAGAGCGCGCCCGGCTGGTGAAACAAGCCCAGGCTTTGTTGACCGAAAACGAAGGGGCGCTTGACGGGGAAGTGGAGAAGAAATTTGACGCGTTAATGGCGGATAGTGACACCATTAAGGCGCAAATTGACAAAATGGAGAACCTTGCGCGGGCCGAAGCGGACCTTGACGCCAAAATTGAAATGAAGGCGGGCCGTGAAGACATTGTCAAGGCTGGGATCAGCAAAGACCAAGTCGCGGAGAAGGTGTTTGACGAATCAAAAGTCTTTGCAGCCTGGATGCGTGGCGGCATGGACGGTTTAAGTGCCAAATCTCGTCAGTTTATGGCTGGTCTGCAATCAACAAGCCACAAGGAAGATTCCGGCATCTATGCCGCCCAGTCTGTGGGTACAACGACAGCGGGTGGATTTACCGTCCCCCAAGATTCTCGATTTATGTCTTTAGTGGAAAGCTCCTTGGTCGAGTTTGGCGGGATGCGCCAAGCCTCAACCGTGGTGCCAACCGATAACGGGCAGGCGATGCCGGTCCCAACTGATAATGATTCAGCGCAAACCGGTGAATTGGTGGCAGAGAATGGGGCCACCGCCGCGCAAGACGTGGTCTTTGGCCAGGTGGTGTTTGATGCCTGGATGTATAGCTCCAAGCGGGTGCTCTCTTCGATTCAATTGCTGCAAGATACGGCTGTTGACATTGAAGCCTTCATCGCTCGCAAGCTGGGCGAAAGGATTTCTCGCATTCAGAACACTCACTTTACGACAGGCGACGCCTCTTCTAAGCCTAACGGCGTGGTGACAGCCGCAGCTTTGGGCCGGACGGGTGCTACGGGTTCAACAACTGACGTGAAATACGTTGATTTAGTTGAGTTGGAGCATTCTGTGGACCCTGGGTATCGGCGCTCCGCTGGCGCTCGGTGGATGATGAATGATGCGTCATTGTCGGTGATCAAACAAATCGTTGACGGGAATTCGCGTCCCTTGTTTATGCCAGGGCTAGCTGTAGGCGCTCCAGATACCATTTTGGGGTATCCCTACACCGTGAACAATGATATTGCCACCATGGCCGCCAATGCCAAGAGCATTCTCTTTGGGGATTTCTCGAAGTATTGGATCCGTGACGTGCGGGGCTTCACGCTCTTGCGCTTAACGGAACTGTATGCGGCGAATTTGCAGGTTGGATTCCTGGGCTTCATGCGGTCTGACGGTGATCTGCTTGATGCCGGAATAAAACCGATTAAATGGTACGCGAACAGCGCAACCTAGTAGGCGGTTGACTAATCGACGGGCGGGGGATGGGTGCAGCCTGTCCCCTGCCTAACGGCAAAAGGACAAATTTCATGGCGAAAAAACAAGAAAAAGCTGAAGAAGGTATAAGCAGAAGGACGATTAGCATCCGGTGCTTGTCTGGAACGATTATTGGTGACGCCACATACGAATGTGGGGAAGTCTATGAAGTCTCACCGGCTGAGGCGCAGGCTTTACTTGGGACTCGTTTTGAGCTAGCGAAGGGCTAACGATGGCGACGCTTTCAGCATTTGCACTGACAACCTTGGCCCGTGTACGGGAAACCTTGCCGGATTTATCTGGAACGGGGGAAGAAGACGATCGGCTGATCCAGTTAATCAATGACACCACAAGTCTTTTAGAGTCAGCAGCAGACCGTAAGCTGAAGGCACGAACGTATAAGCCAACGGGCGCAGGTGCAGGCGAAGAAAATTTAATTTTAAATGGCGACGACCGGATCAGTGAGAGCGAGTACCAGGTGCCAGAATGGCCATTGAATACCGTTTCAGCGATCACGATACTTCCGGCGGATTTAGACGTCACAAGCCAGACGGTTTTATCAAGTACGGATTGGACGTTTATTGCGCCAGGGAAAATTAAGCTCCTTGGCTCGAATGTCTGGACGTTAGGGACTAACAACATCGAAATGACATGGAATGCAGGCTATCAAGCGGTTCATAACTTATACCCGATTCTTGAAAAAGCCTGTATCGATCAAGTGCGCTATGAGTGGTTCCGGATGAAGAACCCTCAAGATTTAGTCTCAAGTATTTCTGACCCTGGCGGGAGCGTCAGTTACTTCCAAGGGCCATTGCTCCCACAAGTGCGCATGTTGATCGAAAACACCTTTCGACGAAAAGGGTTGATCTAGTGGCTGATGCGTTTACATTAGATTCTCGCAAGTGGGAAGCCTTCATCCGGGGGCTTGATCGCCAATCGGTTAATGAATTCCGCAAAGGGCTGCGAAAGTCTGCGAGCGCTCTGCGTAAAGCTATTCGGGCGGATTGGAGTGGGATTCTTCAGCGACGTACAGGAAAGAGCTGGCGAAGCATTACACAACGGATTGTCTCAACAGCGCGGCTGATGTCTGGGCGTCCCATAGAAGGGCGCGTGAGTTCTCGGCGGTTTACGGTGCGTTTGCATGAAAAGGGGTATGACTTGAAACGCACAAAAGGCGGGCCAGTGATTAAGCATATCCCGGGAAAGAATATTTTTGAACACCGCACAAACGCGCACACACAAATCCATCGACGGATTATGGAAGAGACGATTCGTGGACTCGTTCGCCGCGTTACAGGCTTTTAATGGCTAAGAGTATCCGTCAATTGATTTTGGAAAACATTGAAACCACATTGGCAGGGGTGACGGTGCAGGCTGGCTATAATACGACGTTTAAAAAGGCCCAGATTAACCGAAGTGTGGTGAATTTAGGCAGAGAAAATATCTGGCCAACTGTTTTGGTGGGGGTGTCTGATATTCCCAGCACGGTGAGCACGTCGATGAGTGGGGATGAAGTCTCAAGAGAAATGACGGTGGATTTGACGTTAGGTCTTGGGGGCAATGTCTCTGTCATGCCAACGCAAGTTGAAGAAGCCGTGGCAGATATTATTAAAGTTATGGCGGTCGATCATACACGTGGGGGCAATGCCTGCGATACCGGAGAGCCAGAAATTCGAGAACCAAATTACAGTCAAGTTATAGAAGGCCATGCCTTTGTGACGTTGAGTTACCCTATAAGCTATCGGCACAAACGAACAGATGCCACGCTTGCATAAGATGAACATTACCCAAACAACCGACATTCAATCTTGTGAACGAGTGTCTATGGTGCTTTTGGAATCCAATAAGGAATCCCCAACACCATGGCGACATTTATCCCACGATTAAGTGTGATTGCAGGCAAAATTGAAGCGACCCCAGGGAGTGAAGAGACGTTAGCGGCTGCGGATGCCGCAATGGTGATCAGTGATCCACAGGTTGACGAAAATGTGGATCTGATTGAACGGAACTTTCTCACATCCAGCCTTTCCAAGTTCTCCCCACTCATTGGGGCAAAAGAGCGCCGTATTCGATTTACAACAGAGATGAAGGGTAGCGGGTCGGCAGGCACTCCACCTGAGACAGATGCCTATTTTCGGGCGTGTGGCATGGGCGTGACAAATGTTCCGGCGACATCAGACACATATGACATGGTGGACCCAACGGAGACAATTACTATCGGGCGATGGTTGTCTGATGGGACAACCCCAGTCAAGAAGACAATCATCGGAGCCATGGGGGCCTTTTCGTTAGAAGGCTCAATCGGTGGGGCTATGGGGGCCACGTTTGACTTTTTAGGCCAATACATCAACGTGACAGACACGGCCATCCCCGCATCGATTACCCCTGACACCTTGAAGCCTCCACAATTGCTTGCGGTCACGTTTACGGTTGCGGGGTTTAGTCCCAAAATTTCTCAGATCACGATTAACGGCGGGCAAGTGGTGACGTTGCCAGGCGATATTACGGAAACGCATGGTAAAAGTATTGCCATTATGACAGAAAGAAGCGTGGAGGTATCGTTTGACGCGGAAATGTCAACGGTAGCGGCTCATGATTGGTATGGACGACTTCGAGATGGGACTGAAGGGGCGCTATCCTTGGCAATCGGCAGTACGGCGGGGAATCGGTTCACGATTTCTTGTCCGAAGCTGCAATATGTCGGGTTGTCGGAGGGTGAGCGTGACAACGCAGCCGTTTTAAATGTGACCTGTAGGGCAAACCGGAGCGCGGCGGCTGGTGACGATGAATTGTCGATTCTTTTCAACTAGCAATGTATGGGTGTACCACAATTGAAAAAAAGTTCAATGACGAATGACGATTATCATGGGAAGCTCGGGCGGCGGGTGAGGTATATGACACATGGATTTTGGGTTGAACATGCATCGATTCTGCAACGGCATGGGCTTTCCCATGAAGATCTCATGCAGCAGGGGTGGGTGGAATTTTTACGATTAGAGAGGGAGTGGCCCACGAACCCAACCAAATATTTGCGATCTCGCCTCATTGATTGGATGCGTCATTCTACTAAATGGACAAAGAGCACACGAACCCCGGCCCCATTCATGGAAAACTTTGAATATAAAGAAGATATGATGTCCCCTCCACGCGGTTGTAACGCCACGAGCTGGGAACCATCTGAAGACCCGCCTAAGTATGAAGATAAAGACCTACTGGGAAAACTTTTACAATCGAGCCAACGGCATGGGGAAAGGGTTGGGAATATGATGAGGTTATATGCAGACGGGGCGACGATGAAATCAATCGGGGTACAACATGCGGTCTCAGAAGGCCGAGTCAGTCAAATCCTGAACAGAGAGTTCCGCTACTTCCGTGAGCGTGTCCTGATGCTGGCAATCATGGGGCTATGCTTCTTGACAGGGGGTATAGATCCATTACCAGTGAATGCCCAAGCGACCAGCCAGGAAATCGAAGAATGCAATACGCTAAGCTGGCAGGCAAATACAGAAGAGGATCTTGCTGGATATGAAGTACATGTGGAGAAGGATGGGGTCCCTTTAGAGAAAACGATACTCCCAAAAGACAAGATTAGTATTACGTGCTCAGCACTTGAGATTGTTGCGGGAGCAGAGTATCAGATCATCGTCAAGGCGTTTGACACGTCTGGGAACGTGAGCGATCCGAGTGAGCCGCTTGCGCTGGTGTGGCCTGATGTTCATGCTCCAGGCGTCCCCATGAATGTCTGCTTAGATGTATTGATTAATGGTCAGACAAAGAAATTGTGCTTAACGATTGGCCCATAACAATGTCTATCTCTAATTTTTCACATATGGAGATTCCCGCCGCTCGTGGACGGCGTAAAATTTATATGACGTGCCAGGACCACCATGGGAAGATGTATCACTATGGGCCAATCAATACAGATGATATGGGGTATGACCCAGCACAAGATTACGCCAGTATTCAAGAGAGCTTAGAAGAGAATCTTCGAGTCGCAGAAATAGAAAGCTGGCTAGAAGATACGGAAGCGATTGCGGTTCCAGATCATGCGGCGCGGCCACGCTACCTTTCAACTTGGCGAGCGCGGTATAAGCGAGCCGAGAAACAAGAGCATCGTCGCTTGGGATATAAAATGCATCGTGAAGTCTTGGCAGGAACCTTTTCGAATCCACAAATGAACAACGCTTGGAATATGACGAATCCAGAACGCAATGCGTTTTTGACGCGGGTTCAAGCCGCCCATGATGGCTGGGTCACATTGCAAAGTGAGGTAGGCGAATAATGGCAATATATTATGTAGATAGCGCCGCCACTGGGGCGAACGATGGCACGAGCTGGACGGATGCGTGGACAACCCCAAACAGTCTCCCAACAACAGCCGACGGTGACACTGTATATATTGCTAGTGGGAGCCTTGATGCCCACACCTACACAGCCCACAAAATATTTCAAGGGCCAACTACAGGCATGGCCAGGATTATTTCAGCCACGACAGGGACAACGAATTACGCAAAGGCGACGGCAGACCAATTTAAAATTACTGGGGCCTCAACTTACGACATTACCTTTGATGGGGGATGGTTTTTGTGGGGGATCCAGGTCAACAACACGAAAGGGGATGTGGCCGTCAAGCCTCAAGCCATGGAGCAATTTTGGGCAGAAGAATGTACCTTTAAACCGGCGCACGCGTTCCAATTCCAGTGTTTATTGGGAACATACTATGTTTTCCGTGATTGCACGTTTGACTTGGCGAATGATACGAGTGCCACATCGGTTGCCCCGATAAATATTATTTCATTCCGCGCATTTTTTGAAAATTGCGATTTCGTGAATGGGACAAATCGCACAGGGAATATCCTTCAAAACGCAACCTCGAACTATGCCGCGGAATTCACGGGGTGTGATTTTTCGTCATTCACGAATGCGACAAACTGCGAAGTCATTCACGAGAATTCAAACCAAATGGTCTATTATTTTTATGGGTGTAAGTTTAAGTCTGGGTGGACATGGGAGACGGCATCTTCCCCGCCTCGCCTCAACCATTTAATCCATGCCGTGAATTGCGGGTCATCGGGGGATAATCCTGAATATTTATATTACTCAACGGCGGCGGGGCACCTTTCAGACAGCACCGTCAATAGGACGGGCGGGGCTTCGGTAGAAGGAACTGATATTTCTTGGGGTCCGGTGGAGACGGAAGCAATCTGCGACAAAGACTACCCATTCTACACGCCATGGATATACCCTGAGCCGTTAGGCACAACAGGGAGCAAGACGTTTGACGTGTATGTGCAAAACAACACGGCAGACACCACAGATACCGAGCAATGGCTAGAAGTCCAGGTAAAAGAGACGGCTTCGGATGCACGATGGACCACCGTGACCAGCCGAAACGCCAATCCATTTGCGGCGGGAACCACGAATACTGATGATGTAACCTCAACATGGTCCTCATCTCAGACATATAAGCAGAAGCTCTCCATTACGGTGACGGTCAACACCGCAGGAATTTATCGGGCAAGAGTGGCGCTGGCGCTCACATCAGTCGCGGCCTCTGAAAATTATTACATTGACCCCAAGGTGACTGTTTCCTAATGGCAAACTACCAATACCTGGAAGGGCTGGTCTACAACCCATCAGATGGCGAGGGGTATCAGTATTTTTTCGCCACCCCATCAGGGGCAGTGGTCACGCTTGCCGAGGCGGCATCTGGTGGGCAGACACTTACACCGAGCGCAGTAGCGGTAACGATTGCCACGCCAGCGCCAACGGTAACGGTAGGGGCTATATCTGCCACCCCCACCCCGGTTGCTGTTTCAGCCGCTATTCCAGCCCCTACCCTAAGCCTTGGTGCGGTCACGGCAACGCCTAGCCCTGCCGCTATCCCCAGTGCCATCCCATCCCCGACGGTTTCGCTTGGCGCGGTGACGCTGACTCCCAGCCCGGTGACGGTGCCGACAGCCTTACCTGCGCCGACGGTGCTTCAAGGGCAACAAGTGACGCCAAGCCCAGTCACGGTTCCGAGTGCTATCCCTACTCCGACGGTGACGGCAGGCGCGGTTTCATTGACCCCTTCTCCTGTCACGATCCCCACGGCTCTCCCCGCGCCTTCAGTTCTTCAAAGTGGAGTGATTCTTCCAAGCCCAGTCACAATTCCCACGGCGCTCCCAGCCCTGACAGTGGTTGCAGGGGCAGTCACATTAACTCCGAGTCCTGCCACAATTCCGGCGGTGCTCCCCGCCCCCGTGGTATCGCAAGGCGGGACGATTGCCACTCCAAGCGCGGTAACGATCCCCACGTCAATCCCTGCGCCAACGATAATGCTAGGGGCGGTGTCGGTTGCACCAGATCCCGTGACGGTCCCAGTGGTGTTGCCGAATCCGTCGGTCTCGATTGGTGCGCAGGCATTAACTCCAGGCTCGGTTGTGGTGCAGATTCTTATCCCTGCGCCGAGTGTTGCGATGGGCGCAACGCTCTTGACGGTTGACCCTGTTTCTGTTTCATTTATTGTCCCTGACCCGCTCTTAACGGGATCATTTGGTGCATTAGGGAAAATTGCGGTTTTGAGTAATCACACATTAGCCACGCCAGGACCGGTCAACCCAGTCCTGACTGTTTAACCCCGCCCACTTTTTACGGCACTGGCCCACTTTGTCCGGCCTTAGCAAAAAGAAGGAGTTCACGTTATGGCCAGTCATGTTTACGATAACGCAAAGGAGCAATTGTTGCTAGGGACGCTAGATTTTTCAACCGATGACATTCGTGTCGCGTTGCTGATGACCAATACGACCGCTGACACCGAAAAGAGCGCGGCTACGAATGCAGGCTTCACCACGCTGGATGAGTTTGACGGATCTGGATATTCCGCTGGTGGGTCTGCTCTTGCAGGCGAAGCTGTAACGGAAGACGGAGCAAATAACCGTGGAGAGTTTGACGCAACAGACTTAACCTTTTCTTCGGTTGGTGCAGGCACGCGAAGTATTGACGGAGCCTTGGTCTATAAGTTTGTGACGAATTTCAACTCGTCCATTCCGATTGCCTGGATCGATTTCAGCCCTGACATAGTGGCAAACGGCGGCGATATTACGATCCAGTGGAACGCCGAAGGAATCATTCAACTCACGTAAGGAATGATGAATGTCTATTGGAGTGACGACATTTTCAAAGATCATTGATGAAGGGTCGTCGGCCACCTATACGGTGACGATTCAGGACGAAGCGCAAGCCGAAATCCCTGCGGGGTCCATGGATAGCTTGACGTTGACCCTGAAAAACCGTGCGGATGATAGCACGATTAACAGCCGATTAGATCAAAATGTGCTGAATGCGAATAATGTCACGGTGTCAGGGCTGGGGGTGTTAACGTACACGCTCCAGCCCGCCGACACCACGATGGTTGACCAGGCGCGGGAATTTGAGACACACCGAGCGACGTTTAAGCTCTCGGCAAATTCTGGGTTGATTACGCGAAACTGGGAAGTCGATTTTACCATTCACAATTTAACGCAGGTGACTTGATGCCAACAACTGTACGAAAACTTGGACAGACCTTGGGTGAGATTTTTTGGTATGACATTAACGGAGAGAGTTATTATCAAAAGACTCTGGTGCTTGGACAATCAACCTTGTTAGCTCCCTATATTGAAGGGATGTCATTTGACGACCTTAAGGCGGAAAGCGTGGTTGGGCAATTAGGTGAGCGTTTGGGGCGTGTGCTGGAAATTATTTTAGTGCCCAAGGGTGTGTCACAGCAAACGCATTCATTGAACCTGGCGACCCCTGGAGCGGTGGATTTATCCGCCACCTTCTTGTCGCAATTAACACATATTGATTTTATTCAGTTGGTGGAGGATTTTTTCGCCTGCAACCTGGATTCCTCCGTTATCAGTCGCATAACGGGAGCGCTCCAGGGGATCAACAACCAGGCGCACGGGATGAATTCGCCATCGATAGACTCTGTGCCGTTATCACCAGGGGCAACCCTGCCCACCGAAGCGCCATCCTTGGGCTAACACCAGCCCAGCTAGAGCCATATATTGTAATGGCCACTCGGACGATGTTATTTGAGGAGGCTGTAATGAGATTCGCAGGGGTCGAAAACATCCCAACATTTGAAAAGCCGCAAGGGGCAACAAAGCCTCAGTACCATTTAGGCCACGCCTGCGATGGGGAGCAAATCCCTAATTGCCTAAAATTCTATCAAAACTTTTTTACAGACTTTGACGAATCGAAACTCGAAACGCTCGTCTGCGTCTCGAAATGTCGAAAGAAATAAGCTATGCCACGTCCAGAAATATCAGCGGTCCTGAAGCTGCAATCCACGCAATTCGTCGGTGAACTTCGCAAGACGCGGAGCCAGCTTTCGACCTTTGGAAATAACATCAAGCAGATTGGCGGGATTATCGCCAGCGTGTTTGTGACGGGAACGATTGGGCGTAGTATCAAACGCACGATTGATTTTGCTGATGGCTTAGGAAAACTCTCTAGCCAGCTAGGCATTGGCACGCGAGCGATCCAGGAATACCGGTTTGCAGCCGAACGGGCAGGGCTATCTCAAGCAGAAGTTGATAAGTCTTTAGTGGCGTTTACTCGTCGATTAGGGGCGTTCCAGCGTGATGGGGGCGGTCCTGCGGCGAAGTCATTGGAAGAACTAGGGATTCGCCTAGAAGACATCAAGGATCTCACGACCGAGCAGACGCTCAGCCTGGTATCTGATCGTATGGCACGTCTCACCAATGAAACGTCAAAGGTCAATATCGCCCAAGAATTATTCTCTGAGTCTGGGCGTCGCATGGTCAATGTGATCGGCCAAGGGTCACGCGCCTTTCGGGATATGGTGGCACCCGCTGAAAAGTTAGGTGCGATCATGTCGGATGATTTAGTCAAGCAGTCGGAAGATTTTAATGATCGCGTCTCAGATCTTACGGATGCACTTGCGGGATTAGGCCGAGAAGGCATTGAGCCGGTACTGCCAGCATTAACAACATTTGTGCAAAAACTTACAGATCTGGCCACCGCAGACTTTCGCGGGATCTTTGAACAGACGGGGTTGTTTACACAGTTTTCGACATTGACGGACGGCGTCAATGCAGCCACGCAGGCGATTGCGGAGTTCTTCAATACGGTGTCTCAGGCGGTTCCTGGAAGCGTGAAAGATCTTGCGAGTGACGCAGCCAGGGCGTTGGGGTTCCGTGATCCTGTCCGCAAGGCAGCGATTGCGTTGCCTGGCGAAGAAGTCAGGGCTTTACAGATTGCAGACCCCTTCGCCAAGACAGACACGGGCGCAACAGGCCCAACGATTGAAGATCAGAAACAAGCGGTGGCGTTGCTCCAAGAGTCTATCGGGCTTTCTCGTGCCAAGATTGATGTGGACAAACTGCAAGGGGAAGCGAAGCTCAAGTTTTTGCAAGATGAAACGCAATTGCAGCTCACGATCCTTGACCTTCAACGGCAAATCGCCATTGAGGAGGCAAAGGCCAAGCGAGATATTGATGCTCGACGTGAAATTTCATTTGCGGGGCCTTCGGGTGGCACAATTTCGGGGTCCGTCACAGAGCGCGAAACGATTAACGCACGGTTTGATCGTTTGCAGCAAGAAACGTTGAATCCATTGCGTGAAGCATCAGCGGAGTTGAATGTTGCACCCAAAACCTTTAGTGATGGCTGGCGTCAGGCGTTTAGTCAATTTGTCGGTGACGCCGAAGGAGCCTTTGGCTTAGGGCAAGTGGTTGCCAGGAACTTTGCGACAGGATTCCAGCAGCTCATGTCTCAACAAGTGCTTTCAGCGTTTGACCAGCTTGAGAGTAAGACGCGCAATTGGAATGATTTGCTTGATTCAACGGTTGATACCCTGAAACGGATTGTCGCTCAGATGATTGCAGCAGTGGCCACACAAGCCGCCTTGTCTGCGGCGTTTGGCCCTGGCGGTGGTGCGGCGGCTGGTGCGGCGGCGGGGAGCGGGAGCGCTGGCGGATCTGGGGGAATCTTTGCAGGGTTATTTGCTCAAGGTGGATCTTTCCGAGTGAATGGTCGTGGTGGTATTGATCGTAACCTTGTATCGCTTGGGGTGTCCCAGGGTGAGCGTGTCACAGTCTCCACGCCAGCGCAACAGATGCGGGGCAATGTGTCGGTGACTGTGAACAATAATTCTAGTGCAGTACGCGCTGATGCTGTTGAGCGGACAGTCCCAGGTGGCGGGAAAACAATCGATGTGGTGATTGAAGATGTTGTGGACCAGAGTATACGACGCGGCAGAATCGGGCGAACACTCAGTGGAACCTTTGGGTTAGGACGAACGGGGGGGTTGGATAGATGGCATGGCCAGCAACAATACCAGCACTGAACCTTACTGACGGGTATCAAGAAAATCTTGGGGATGCCAGCTACCGTAGCCAGACGGATTCAGGCCCAGGGAAAACGCGTCCCCGTCCTGATGCGCCAAATGATCAATTAAGTTTTTCTCAAGTCTATGATTCGAGCGATGTTGATGATCTCGTGACGTACTATGGGACGACGTTGAACAATGGCTCAGCAACCTTCACAGAAAATCACCCACGGACGGGAACCAGTAAGACGTTTCGGTTTGTCAGTCCGCCACAATTCGCCCATATTTCCGGGCCGCTCTACCGGGCGACATTTACCCTTGAAGTGATGCCCTAATAATGCCAAGAACGTTATCTGCGACAGGTGAAGCGTCCGTCCTGGCGAATGAGACAAGTGAGGAGTGGATTATTTTACTCACGGTGTCGCATGCGTCGTTCTCTGCTACGCAACGGTTTGCGCGGCGTCGGACGTCAATTGTGAGCAACGGCGACACGTACAACCCTGTCTTTTTTGACCTATCATTTCCTGACCAAACGCCGAATCAATTGCCACGATGGCAGATCATTATTGATGTGGTCGATCAAACAGTCTTGGCAGAATTGCGGGCGGTGGCCACGGCCCCAGATATTCAGATTGATGTGATTAGGGCATCGAGTCCTAACACAATAGAGATGACAACGGGGTCTGATTATAAACTCCGGAGCTTAGCGTACACGGGGACGCTTGTTACGGGTGAAATTTCTATGGAAGATTTATTAGGTGAAGGATTCCCAGGCGGGCGCATCTTGCCTTCCAATTTTCCAGGCGGATTTTGATTGGTCCGCATGGGTAGGGTTCCCTTTTGTCATGTGGGGACGTGGCCCGAGTGCTTACGACTGTTGGGGGTTAGTCCGTGACGTGATGCGGGAAGGTTTGGGTGTCACGCTCCCGTCCTATGTGGAGTACGCCGACAGTGTGATAGGGGGTGACGGAGAGCGTGTATTGATGGAGAAAATGCAGACGCTTACATGCTGGGAGTCTGTTCCTATAGAAGAAGCGCGACCGTTTGATGTAATTGTTTTGAATATCGCAGGCCATCCCAACCATGTCGGGGTCATTTGTATGGATAAGCAGTTCTTACATGTTGAGCGTGGAGGTGAAAGCCAAATTGAACGGTATAAGTCACGACGCTGGAAGTCACGCATTGAAGGGATTTATCGCTATTGCCCATGATTTATTTTAAGCCACACCCGTTTAAACGCAAGACGGAAACCATCGACCCAGGGCGGGAGCCAATTGCGAACCTTGCTGATGTGTCTAAACTTTTGGACACGCGTTGCGAGCTGCACAGTCTCAGCATCAATGGGGATATGATTGACCCCATGCACTGGGGATCTACCCCCGTCAATGGCAAGGATACGGTTATTGCCTATGCAGTGCCGCAGGGTGGGGGAAACATTGGGGGTATTTTAGCGTTTGCGGCGGCGTCGCTTAACCCTGCTTTTCTCACGGTCTTTGCGGTTAATTTTGCTATCACCCAGGACTATGACGCGTCAGTCCAGGCTGGGTCAGCGGTAGGGTTTGGCCCATTAGCTCCATTGGCGAACCTGGCGATCCTTGGAAACAGCAAGCCAAGTACCGGGAGCGGTGGCGGTGGGACCGATCCGCTTGTCAATACGATTACTGGTGTCGGCAACCAGGTTGACCCGTTTGGGGTGATTCCGAAGGTCTATGGGAAGATCCGCGTTTTTCCGAAATTGCCAGGGAAATATCCGACGCAGTACACAGAGATTGTGGGGAATGATCAATACCTGCGGGCGTTGTTTCTTGTGGCTAAAGGCCCTGTTACGATCACGGACATTAAGTTAGGGGACACGGCAATCGGGAGCTTTACTGATGTCGAAAGTGAAGTACTAGAAGGCAAGGCGGGCGACCCAGCGCTCACGCTGTACACGCGGGATATCTTTGAGGATGCCTTTAGTCTCTCGCTGACACAATCAGGGGGATGGCAGACACGGACCACGGCGATTGACGCCGATCACATCAGTGTTGATTGGGCCTTTCCTTCGGGAATCCAACTTATCCAAAAAGACGGAGACCGTAAGGGGCGCACGATTCAAGTTGAAATTGAGTATAAGCTCACGACAGAGCCTACGGTATGGACGAGTCTGGGAACGTTTGACACGAATGGGAAGACGACGTCAGCAGTGAGAAAAAATCATTCCTGGGATGTGGCGCAAGGACAATATGATGTACGAATCAGGCGGAATACTGCTGACGATGGGAATCGAGAGATTGGGGCAACCTTCTGGACAGCTCTGCGAACGATCCGCGACGAAACTCCCGTACTAGAGTCAGACGTTGCGTTAATTGCCTTACGAATTAAAGCGACAGATCAACTGAATGGATTGATCGGGAATCTGAATTGTCTGGTTGAATCTGAGTTGCAAAGCTACAACGGGTCATCATGGGTGGCAGCCGCAGCCACGCGAAACCCTGCCTGGGCAGTCGCGGACATTTTGACGGGCAATGGGAACATGCGCCCACTCGCTCAGTCTAGGTTAGATGGGGACTCGTTCAAGGCATTCGCGGACTTTTGCACCACAAAAGGGTTTGAATTTAATCACATCTTTGATAATGACGGGAACTTATTCGTCTCCGCTAATCTAGCGGCGGCAGTAGGCCGCGGAACGCTCGACAATGTTGATGGTCAGTATTTCATTGTTTTTGATGATACCCAGGCAGCCGTCAAGCAGCATTTTACTCCAAGAAACTCTTGGGGGATTGAAGGGCGCATGGCCTATCCTGAGACCCCGCATGGGATGCGGATCGGGTTTAGAAATGCAGCCTTAGATTATCAAGAAGATGAGCGCGTGGTTTATGACGATGGCTATAATGCAGGCAATGCGACGAAATATGACTTTATCCAGTACCCAGGGGTCACGACGTCTGACCAGGCTTGGAAACTTGGGCGCTTTGACTTTGCGGCAAGGCGTCTGCGGTTTGAAGAGTGGGAATTTACCACCGACCTAGAGCATATGATTGTGACGCGTGGGGACCTTGCGGTCCTGGCGCATGACGCCATACTCATCGGATTAGGCTGGGGACGCGTCAAGACCGTCAACACAAGCGGGACTGATGTGGTGTCAATCGTGATTGATTCCCTTGTGACGATGGAGACAGCCAAAAGCTATGGGGTACAGATCCGGAAAACAACAGGCAACATCCAAATAGAAGAACAAATCGATAACCCCGTTGACACGGTGAGCTTGCTCACGTTTACCACGCCTATTCCAAACTCAACAGATCAACCCGCCGTCGGCGACCTAGTGCTTTTTGGTGAGTGGGGGCAAATCTCTCAGCGGGTAATTGTCAAATCTATCCGTCCCACGAGAGAGAATGGCAGCTTAGCGGCACGTCTGACGGTAGTTGCAGAAGCGCCAGGCGTCTATACGGCAGACACGGGTGGGATCCCTACCCACACCCCAATTATTTCCATTAACAGCTTACCGTCGAATGCGCTCCCCCCAACGCCCACGATTGGGACAATCCGGTCTGACGAAACAGTCGCGATGATTCAGGATGACGGGTCATTCTCCGCGCAAATGGTGATTCCTTTGACGATTGCTGGGAACTTCACGCCTGCGAGCGTCTTCTTCCAAGTACAGTACCGTATCTATAACACCGATGCGAACGCCTCTGAACCATGGATTACGTCAGTGTTGGTTGACGGGGCCAATGGGGAAGTGAAGATCCAAGATGTCGAAGTCTTGTTAGTGTATGAAATCAGGGCGCGCTCTCTCAATAAAGCGAACGCATCACTTATTTCTCCATGGACGGCAGCCGTTACGCATACCGTATTAGGCGATACGCTAGCGCCAGACGCTCCAACGAGTGTGGTGGCGTCAGCAGGGGATAAGTCAGCGAATTTAACATGGGTGAATCCGACGGACGGGCTTGGTGGCACCTTGATTGATTTTTGTTGTGTGGAAATTTGGCGGCATACGACCAATGACTCGTCTCTTGCGTCATTTAGCGCAGAGACAGCGGGTGAATCGTTTGTGGATGGTGGCTTGACGAATGGCACACAGTATTTCTATTGGCTCAGGGCGCGAGATTTTGCGGGCAATCTTTCGGCCTTCCATACAACGCAATTTGCGGGTGAAGCGGTTACGCCTTCAGCGGGTGCGGCGGATACAACCCCACCAGCCACGCCAACGGGACTTACTTTGACGCCTGGGGGCGTGGTGACGAATGACGGGCAATGGGCTACCCATATTGTGGCGGATTGGGCTGATAATGTTGAAGGGGATCTGGCTGGGTATCATGTCGAGTATCGAAAGAATGGGGACACAGACACTACGGTGATCCTGGCTGAAGCAAGCTATTCATTTATTGGTGGGTTGCTGCCTAATACGTCTTACGACGTGCGCGTCAGGGCATTTGATACGTCAAGTAATACGTCGTCTTGGACGGCTTACTCGACGGATTCGACCCCAGAGAATCCAGGGATTCCCGCAACGCCAACCGGGTTGACGGCCACGGCCTTCCCCTTGGCGATTGGGTTGTCCTGGAATCTCAATGCAGAGTCAGACGTGATTCAATACGAGCTGCAACGTGCAGATGATTCGGGGTTCACCGTCAACGTCGTCACGCTCACAAAGACGCTCTCTCTGTCCTATGTCGATGACTTGGGGCCGAATGTGCAGCGGTGGTATCGGTTGCGGGCGATTCGTCGTAGTGGGATCGCCAGCGCGTTCACCGCGACTGTTAACGCGACGACGGCGGGAGTGGCGTCAACGGAGTTGGCGGATTCCTTAGCCTTAGTCGAAATTGTCAGCTCCTTGCCTGGGACGGGGAATTTTGAAGGGCGTACAGCCTATCTCACGACAGACAATAAACTGTATCGGTACGACGGCGGATCATGGATTGCGGCGGTTGCCGCTGTGGACGTGACTGGACAGCTTGGGACATCACAAATCGCTGACGACGCGATCACCCAACTCAAGGTGGCGGCGGGAGCCATTGGGAATACAGAAATTGCCGCCTTAGCAGTAGACGCGGCGAAGATTGCGACGAATGGAGTGACATCAGACAAGATTCTTGCGGATGCCATCACGACGGCCAAGATTGCCGCCAGTGCAGTTACAAATACGGAGCTGGCGGATGCGTCGGTGTCTATTGGAAAGTTTGATTCAGGGGTCAAACCCGTTGAAGTGTTAGGGAGTTTGCCCGCAGCGGGCACTCAAGGGCGCGTGGTGTTTCTCACTACTGATAACAAGCTCTATCGAGATACTGGAACTGTCTGGGTTGAAACCGTCCCAGCCGCAGATATTACAGGTACGCTTGGCACGTCGCAGATTGCCGACAACGCGATCACGGCGGCCAAAGTCGCAGCGGGCCAGATTGGTTCAAGTGAACTCGCAGCGGCAGCGGTTGACGCCACAGCCTTGGCCACGAATGCGGTCACTGAAACGAAGATTGCCAGCAATGCAATCACGTCCGCCAAGATTCAAGCCAATGCAATCACGTCAGGGTTGATTGCCGCGTCAGCGGTCATTGCCGGAAAGATCGCGGCGGGGGCCGTTGATACCAACGAACTCGCAGCCGATGCGGTCACAGCGGCCAAGATCGCCGCGGGCACAATTACCGCGTCTGAAATTGCGACAAATACGATTACAGCGGGACAAATTGCGGCGGGAGCCATTGCGGCAAGTGAACTGGCAACAAACTCCGTGACGTCCACGAAGATCGCCGCAGGGGCCGTGATTGCGGGCAAAATTGCGGCTGATGCTATTACGGCAACCGAGATTGCTGCCAGCGCGGTCACGTCAGGGGCCATTGCCGCAGGCGCGGTCATTGCGGGGAAGATTGCGGCGGGATCAATCACGGCAACGGAACTGGCCGCGAACTCCGTCACGGCGTCGGAGATTTCTGCGGGTGCAGTGAATGCGTCAGAGCTGAATACGAACGCGGTCACGTCTGACAAGATCACGGCGAACGCAGTGACGTTTGGGAAAATTGCTGCGGGGGCAGTGCGGGCCAATGAAATCAATTCCGCGTCGATCACGTCAACCCACTTAACGACAGGCACACTTCTTACGAATACCGCGCAAATCCAAAGTGGCTTGATTAATAGTGCGCATATTGGATCGGCGGCGATTACCACGGCCAAAATCGGGAACTTGCAGGTTAACACGATCAAGATCGCCAATAATGCGGTGACGAATAAAGGGGAAAGCATTCTGCTTGGGAACACAATCGTCGCAACAACGTCGTACCAGAACTTGTTAACGTTAAATTATACGGCCAGCGGGGGATCGATCTATGTTGTTGCCCATTGCAACTTTGGAAATGGAGGAACGACTTCAAACTTTAATTTTAGGATTGTGGGACACGGCCAAGTTTTAGACGAGGTTATTTGGGTGAAATATAATTCAAGTGGCCAGGACGAGGGTAAGCTTGTCCACTTGATGGATGTTGACACGTATACCGGGAGCAGCACATGGGGGTTGCAAGTGAGAAAAACGGAATCGGGGACGGCAACGTGTCATGTGCGAGCCTTAAAGCTCACACTGCTGGAGACTCTTAAATAATGAAAAAATATTTTTTTGAATATGCCGACACAGGGGGAGCGGTTCAGACTGCATGGTATTTTGACGCGGATCCTGGAAGCATTAACGCTCAAACGCCTGCTAGCGGTTACAGCATCTACACTATCGCTATCGACGCTCAGGATCAAACAGAAATTACGGATTTGCACATTACCAAGCAATGTCCGAGCAAGCATGCCATCATTTCCGGCCATATCAAGCGGCGGGATGACTTATACCCTGACACAATGACGGCGGAATCTGGATTTTCACCCGCTGCCACTGTCGCGAACTTCCAAGAACTTGGAGCCTTGGCTACAGCTAGCAGCAATAACGTCGCAACATCCTGTCATGTGACGATGCCGTCACCAGAACTAGACCCTACTGTTGGGTCTGATCTTCAAAGTATTGAAGTGAATGTTGGGCAATTTGACACAGTGCAAACAGGAACCCCAACGGTGCGTATTGAAGTCTGGGAGAATGGCGGGGGGTCAGCTCTTGCGACCAGCTCAGAAATTGACGTGACGACCGCAGACGAAACCGCAGCCTTTACTTGGAACGCCAGTGTTTTAGGGACAGCGGATGGGAGTGCCGTGGAAGTGAAGGTGTTCGGCACGCAGTCGGGTGGGGGGCCTTCCGTCAGGAATAGCGTTAATATTGGGGCAATTTACTGGGGGGCACTTCGTGGTACGAATACGGGTATTTATCTTTCACCGGATGCCGTAGCAATTCCGCTCGCACTCCCAGATCCAACCGTCACAGGCGGGGCATGAAGGTGCCCCTTAATATGGAGATTCTATTTTATGGAAAAGCTCATTCAACCTATTAGAATGATTAACGGGTACAAGCAGATTTTGGGCCTTGTGATTTTTGGCATCGGTTCCGCCATGAAGGCGGCAGGATACGCTGAACTGGGGATCCCTCTTCTTGAGTTTGGTGGTGTTCTCGCAGGCGTCGGTGCGATGCACAAGGCATTTAAGCAAAAAAAAGCATAGAGGGCTGAAAGGTGGCATTCATGGAGAAGAGTTTCCAAGCAGTTCAATGGCTTATCGAGCGGTATCAAAAGGTAGCCATGGCGGGGATCATCTTCGCTTTCGCTTTTCCATTTGTGACGACTGGTATTTTATGGCTAGATCGGTCGGGGTATTTCGAGAATGTCTATCAAGAAGACCACAACAGGCTTCAGCGTAACGTGAGCGGCCTTGATAATCGACTCGCAGATATGTGGATACAAACGAAGGGGCAACTTGATAAACAAACGTTGCAGCTTGAGATCAACCATGGTCTGATCCGTGACGGGAATTTTTACCAGCAACGTACCTGCGTGAACACCGCGACGACGCGGGAGGAGCGAGAAATATGCTTACAACGTGCGCCAAGACGTTGATTATTGCTGCGCTGGCTCTAGGTGGGTGCAGCTCTTTGAAGCAGAAATGCGTCATGCTTGATATTGGGGAAGGGGGCAATCTGAATATCACAGCCCCCAACACCGCATGGTTTAGCGTGGATCTTGGGAGTGTGACGGGAACGGGGCCAGTGAAATTGGAAAGTTGCCCCGTTGAAGGGTCCTAGCATGTTTTATGTTGTCTTGGTGATTGTGTGCTCACTTGAGCCGGGGTTTGTGGGAGACAAGGATTCCGGGGCCACATGCCTGAAATTCTTTGATCGCCCAGAAGTGCATTATTACACCCTTGAAGATTGTTCAACGCGGGCCAGGGAGATTGTGGACGCGGTGCGGGCGGATACGGCAAGGCTTGAGATAAAACTTCCAGGGCCATGGAGCTACCGCGCAAAGTGCTATGTCCCGGTCATTGATGAGCACCAATTAGCGTAGGAGCACAAGAATGGATAAGTTTATGTCGTCATTAACGGCGATGCTGAAGCGCCATGAAGGACTTTCTTTGGAAATGTATGAAGATACAGAAGGGGTGCCAACGCTTGGCTATGGGCACAATCTGAATTGTCCGATCTCTCTTGAAGCGGCGGCCCTTATTCTTGAAGACGACATTTATTTGGCCATGATTGAACTCGACAAGCATAAACCGTTTTGGCGCATGCTCCCATTTAATGCCCGTCTTGTCGTCTTGAATATGGCCTTCAATATCGGATGGCCCCGTTTGCGGGACTTTGTCAGATTTTGGACGGCCTTGGAGTTTCAGAACTGGAAACTTGCCGCGCAAGAAATGCGTGATAGCCGATGGTTTGTGCAAGTTGGGCGACGCAGCGTTGAGCTAGTGGAACTCATGGAACGCGCAGCGACAGATAGGCCCACCGAGATTTAAGCTACTTCACGCACCCAGTCCCCATTTGGCGGAAACCTTTTTGATACAGGCACGAATCCATAATTGCGCGATGCGTCAAGGGATCATTCCCATACCCGTGTAGTCCGCGCGCAATCTCTTCTACACAGACAGCCTTGTCTGCTTCCGTGATGGGCGTCCCGTCAGGGTGCCGCCATGGCCCCGCACACCCCACTAAACTTAAGCTGACAATGGCTAGTAAGAGATAATTCATCGTTCACCCCCTTTTTTTTGCGTAAAAATCAAGTAATGGCTTGCGTTCTCCGAAAAGATTTGTTATACATTTAATTATGTTATACAAAACACTACATAAAAAGCAAGCCAAATTAAGTGCTAAGGATGCGTTGATTGCAATTAGGATCGAATCGCATCAACTACGACGGGTTGATAGGGCCGCCAGGGAGTCAGGGCGGAACCGTAGCGGGCAGATTCGGGAAATTCTTATTCAACATTTTCAGGGGGCAAAGAGACGAAAGGGGGGACGAACATGACTTGTCCGCGATGTAACGGGCTTTTAGTCAAAACAGAAGTGTTTGATTTACTGGGAAGGGGATATGAAGCCCCGCAACTCATGTGCGTGATGTGTGGGAACCGCCTTGATCCAATGATTGAAGCGAATCGCGGGAGGGTGCTCAACGATGAGGTGATCAACGAGCGGGATGCGTCCCGGCATTTTTATGCACAATCCATGAAAGAAACCAGGGGGTAGTGATGCAAACGTTACGAGATCCAAAAATGACAGTAGGGAGCCTAGTCACCATTGTCCTTCTGATGGTTGGGGCTTGGGCGATTTTTGTTGCGGTGCTCTATTGGGTGCTGTCGGTGGTGGGGTGAACTTATGCCAGACCACGATCAACCACAATTCAAGCCGGGAAGTGTCTGCTTCACCACAAAATGCAAGGTGCCAAGCCTTGATGGGGATGGCTCTTATGAGCTGCCTAATGGGGAGAACTTGAATGTCAATGACTTATTACTCCGAGCCTATCTGAAAAGTTTAGAAGGTATTCACTATGTCCCATTACATGGTGGGCCTGTCCGTGTACGCGCTGAATAATAACCGCTAACAAGGAGAAAACATGAATCATGAACACCCTACACATCATTCTTTTGATCGGATTCGCAAGTGTGCTGCTGTATGGGCTCCACATATGGCGCACGATTCGATCCGACAGCAAGATGAATTATCGAGTCAGCGCAGATCTAGAGCGGGAGCAATGGAACCGACTCTGGGATCACATCGCGTTGCTCCCAGAGGAGCGCCGGATTGCTATCCGGAATGGCGTGCAGGTCTTGCGCTTCAACAGCGGATTGACTTCGACAACATTTGGTACTACGCCAAGTCCTGCCTTGACGGAGCAGTCAACAGCGACGACCTTCCCGAAGGCTGCGCCGAAATGTGGCTCTGCCGGTTGATTAGCATGGGCTGCCCGTCCACAGAGTATGAATTGATTCAGTACGGATTAGGGGTGACGAAATGAGCCCTGAATATCTTGATACTGAACAAGAAGCGTTACAGTGGAAGACGTCCCATGCCCATGCGCAGTTCTCGCCTTCTGTTCATGAAGTCTTTTCCGCACTCGTGAAAGCTCAGGCCCAAATGGGAGCCGCACATAAAGGCGCTGAAAACCCTTTTTTCCGCAGCCATTATGCGGATCTATCCGAAGTGCTGCGCGTGTGCAAAGACGCCATGAATGACAACGGGCTGGCGATTCTCCAGCCTATTTCCACAGGGAAGAAAGGCGTCACCGTCACCACGCTCCTTATTCATACGAGCGGGGAATGGATCTCGTCGTCAGTGGATTTTCCCGTCGGCAAGCTCGACAGCCAAGAGTATGGCAAGGCGGTCAGCTATGGCCGACGCTATAGTCTGATGTCGTTTCTGAGCATTCCGACCGAAGACGACGATGGGGAAACGGCAAGAAAGCAGCATCCCCGGATCCCAAAACCATCCCCGCCAGTGCAGAAACCGGCACCACCGGCAGCAGACCCGCAGGCGACTAACCCCGTTGAAGCTCCCAAGACTCAGACTATGGTGCTCGAACCGTCCCCGGTTCAAGAGGCTTCTTGGACGAATGAGGGGGACATCGACTTTCGAGATTTTGCGGTGAATGAAGATCGCATTGCGGAAGTCATGAGCGTTGAAGAGAAAACGTCACGTGACGGCACCAAAACCTGGTGGGTAATTGAATTCGCGAGTAAAGACCGGGGTAAAGACCGGGGCTTTACTGCAAAAATTTGGGACCCCGCATCAATGTATAAACTCCCCGATTATATCAACTTGGTGGGGCAGCCGGTGTGGTATCGCATCTCAGAGAAAGAATACCGGGGAGCCATGCAGTATACCCTGCATTACATTGGACTCGTTGATCCTGAATCATAGAAAGGGGAGCGTCATGAGTCTCATTCAGCAAGTCAAAGCCAGAATGAAGTATATCCATACACATGGACTCTATTATCGAAAGGGGAAACGACATGATCCAATTGCATTGTTGCATCCATCGGGTGTCATTCGACAAGGACGGGGAAGGGACAGTGACGCTCAAGGTGCCATTGTCAGATAGGAAACAAGTCGCCTTATTGACGGAGCACACCGAGCAAGTTTTATTTTTGACTATCGACTCAAAGGCCCAATGACCATGAAGATTACGCACACAGTAACCCGCGACCAGTGGAATAAACTCAATCTTTTGCGAGATGCGATAGGAAACGCGGAGAATGTGTTTATCCGGTATCTGTCAGAATGCGGGGTACAGCATGTTGACTGGGAAGGGGTTGAATTTTTCCATTTTCCGTTGAGCCAGTTGGCGATTCGGGATGGAGAGCAATGAGCGGCCCATGCAACGGATGCGAGTGGGGGGTTGATATTTGCCCGCACCGTTATTGCCAGACCTGCCGTGATGCGTGGAAATGCAATCAATGTGAGGTGGAAATCACAGAGGAGGAGGCGATTGATGAGCTTCAGCGACCCTGCTTTGAATTACTTCGAACCCCAATGCGGACAATGTAAGTTTTGGGCGCAGTCAACACACTATATTTCCGGAAAGCGTCGATGCCAAAACCCTGACGCGCCAGATTACAAGCAAGAGAAATCAATTGTAGCGGGATGCACGTATTTTCTATTGAAAGGGGGAACGCCATGACTGACTTGTTTCCAGATTTACAGCCAGATCAAGGCCCCTGTCAGGGCTTATGGGACGCAACGCGCCACGCACGAACGAATGACCCTGCTACATCACAGGAAGCGGCAGAAGAGGCCCCAGGGTTGGCATCACGTCATATGAAAATCATCCTTGGCGCATTGCGTCGAAACCCTGGTGGGTTAACAAGCCAGGAAGTCGAAGAGACGTTAAGCGCGAGTCAAGAGCCATTAACCCATGCGCAGGTATGGCGGCGAATGTCTGACTTGCGAGTCAGGGGAGAAGTTGAAGACTCTGGCCTTCGTCGTAAAACAACAAGCAATCGACCATCAATAGTCTGGAGGTGTCGCTGGTGAGAGCAAAAAGACAAACCCCACCACCAAGGAGTGAGACAGACCCATGGAAGTGTAATGTGCTTTGCTTCCCCGCCGTCACGGGCATCGGGCGGAAATCGTATTTTGAGCATATGGAGAAAAAACACCCAACCTTGAAGATGAACTATAAGAATGTTGGGATGACGGGGCACCAAAAAGCCAAGAATTGGCGACGTTATGGAAAGCCATTGGAGGCGTAGATTATGGGAGTCCCTGCCGGAATAGAACCAAATGATTGGTGGACGCCTGATCTGCCATGCTCGGAGTGTGGCCTATTGTTTTGGATAGACGATTTAGAATATGGCCTGTGCGTAGATTGCCATAAGAAGGGAGCTGATTCGTGGGAAACGGAAAAAATCGAGTCTTAGCCCATGAGCCATGGGTTTGCACAATCTGTTTTCCGAACCCCCCACGCGGGTTTGGGGAAGCTAGCAAGGCGAAGCACTTAAGGGAAGTTCATAAGCTAACCCGTGGAGATACGAACAGAGGGAAGATCGGGAGAAGGCCGAAGCACTTCAAAGTCTATACAGGGAAAACTATACAATGATCATTGGCATTGATCCAGGCAAAACGGGGGCGATTGCCGTCATGACTGAAGCTGCGGTGCTTGTGGCGGTTCATGATCTGCCTATTGAGTCCTATACGATGTCTCTAGGGGGGAAGCCACAGTGGCGGCTTGCCGTCAGATCGTTTGTTGAAATTATTAATAACGCCGACCTGAATGGGCACCCTTTAACCATTATCATTGAAGAGGGCTGGGCGCGTCCAGGGGAAGGGGTTTCGGCCAGCTATCGTGCTGGGCGTATGCTCGGATCGATTGAGACGGGTTGTATGAGTGTCCGACCGATTCGTCCCCTGTATGTGTTACCGCAACTGTGGAAAAAGCATTTCTTGTTGACAGGGGAAGAGAAGGTGGCGTCACTAGATCTCGCTCGCAAGTATTACCCTGACGCCCCACTTGAGCGGAAAAAAGACCACAACCGAGCGGAAGCTATTTTGATTGCTCGGTATGCTTACGAATTAGCAGCGCGACTGTCGTAAAAGGAGACGTATGCACACACTTGCTTTAATCGCCACTAGTGAAAAGCGGGGTTCACACCTAACGGAATTTGAAGAACTTAAAACGATTGATCATACTTCTTGGGCGAAAGCCTTAGGGGATCTGCGTATCGCGGGATTAAAGGCTATGACGTGGCGGAAATTTGAACTCTCGAATCGTGCAGTCAACGCGCTTAAGAAAAATGACATCCTTAATGTCTGGGATGCGATCCGAATGTCTAGAGGGAAGATTGAAAAGGCCGTAGGGTTAGGGGTGAAGGTGCGAGCGGAAGTCTATACCCACGTTAAGCGAATGGCGGGCATCACGCTAGATAATTGGAATGACGCGTGATTTCTTTTTGATTATTTGGAGTATTAATTATGACACACGGTGAGCAGGCATTCCTAGATTTGGGGCTGTGGGCGTTCAAGTATTTTTATGAGCATGACTGCTTTGATATCGACAGCGGGGATTTTCAGAATTATTTAGACCAGCATATGATTGAAGCTGTCGAAGTTGATGAGCCTTGCCATCCTGAATTATGCAAATGTCAAGAGTTTGGCGGGTGGCCCCAGAAGTGTAGCCGATTGCGGAAAGGCTTGCCGGAGGTCATCTACGATCATTGGCAAGGTGGGCCTCAGAATTTTTGTCCAGAAGAGAAGCGGAACCTTCTTGAGCGGATCAAAGAGGTGGATGAATGCTAGGCCATAGCTTGATGGTGTTTCTTGTCTGTTTTTACGCGGTGGTGGCGTGTGTGTTTCTCTATGAAGGCAATTACCCAAAGGCGATGTATTGGGTGGGGGCCTGTACGATTACGTTCTCAGTGTTGTGGATGTCATGAGTTTACCGAAACCGTATTATGAAGAGGCGGGGATTACGATTTATCATGGGGATTGTTTGGAGATTTTGCCAGATTTGCCCAAGGTGGACTTGGTGTTGACCGATCCGCCGTATGGAATAGCTTTTCAATCTAATTATAGGTTTATTAAACATAAACGTATTGCAGGAGATGATTGTCTGCCTATTGATGCTGTCAATATGGCTATAGACAAAGCTCTGTCGGCTGCTTACGTCTTTTGTCGCTGGGATCAACTTGCCGCAATGCCCCAGCCTAAAAGTGTCTTGGCGTGGGTTAAAAATAACTGGAGTATGGGTGATTTGGAGCATGAACATGGGCGGCAGTGGGAGGCTTGCTGTTTTTATCGTCGGCCAAATCATAAGTTCAAGAAGCGCATTCCTGATGTAATTTTTGGAGATAGGACGGGGAATATGTATCATCCAACGGAAAATCCCGTCAGCGTGATGAAAGCCTTGATTGGGGCAAATACTGGCAATGATATCCTTGATCCATTCATGGGTAGCGGCACGACATTGAGAGCAGCCAAAGACTTAGGGCGGCAGGCCATTGGGATTGAGTTAGAGGAGAAATATTGTGAGATCGCGGCTCGAAGGCTGGGCCAAGAGGTGTTGGATTTGGGGATTTAATGCAAGTAAGTTGCAAGAAGCTATGATCCAAGAGAAGCCCATGGATAGGTGTGGTGCCAAACATAGCGAATGACATTTCTAGACAAAGTTTGACGAACCATATACAAATTCATATACTAATCCTAAGGAGATTAGAGATGATTCCAAAAACCAGAGAAGAGGCCGCGTTAAAGGGTGAAGGGCGTTATTTTACAGGCCTGTCTTGCATTAACGGGCATACAGCCTTGAGGCGGACTGATTCAGGGACATGCGTTGAATGTATAAAAACTTCAGCCGCGAAAAGGCGGGAGTATATCAAAACCTGTCTAGCAAAAAAGGGGTAATTGATGGCCAAATACAAGCGATGGTTCCCCGTTAGCCATGAAATCAATCATGACCCTGATGTTTTAGAATTTAAGGCAAAATTCGGGTTGGCTGGATTTAGCTTGTGGTTAGAAATTCTTAGTCAATTAGACAAAAATGACAATGAATTTTTGTTGACTCAAAAGTGGCTAGAATCCTGCTGCAAGATGTTTGGCTGTCGCTTTCCTAGGGGTTGGTTAGCTCTTAACCAGATGCTAGCTAATGATTGGTTAAGGTCTAGCAAAGTGCTAACTAAACCTTTACCAAGTGCTAACCAAACGCTAACCAATGGTTTCCTAGTACCTACCCAAGACTTAACAAATATGTTTCCAATGGCTATCATGTCACCTAAGTATGCGGAATACCACAGGATACGTTCTCCAAAAAGCGACAAATTCGCGCCAGAAGCTGGGCAAATTGGAGTCCCTCCTAACCTTCCTAACCTTCCTAACCTTCCTAACCCTCCTAAAGTTAAAGAAAAAGAGTATAAGAATACTCTTAAAAGAAAAGTGGGTGTGGATAAAAAAACGTCTTGGCCTTCAGGCTTTGAACTCAACGAAGAGCTGAGACAGTATGCATTGAATCAAGGCATCAAACGGCCAGAAGAAGAATTCGAGAATTTTCAGCTCAAAGCCACCGCGAAGGGGTACCAATACAAAGATTGGAATGCGGCGTGGAAAAGTTGGTGTCGGTCGGAATTCCAAAAGGCGTCGAAGGAAGAGAAGATCCAATATATCTAAGGGGGATGTATGGTACGGCAAGAATTCGAAAATATTTTTCGGCGCATGACAGAAGCCTTGGCTTTGAAGGTCACTCACCAGCAAATGGTGTATTTCTGGGAAGAGTTTGGTGGGGGGCATGTTGCTGATTTCAAAGCGGCTTGTCATGAGCTGGCTATGGGCAATCCTGGGTATCTGCCAAAACTTGGGGTCTTCCGTGACGGTGTAGCCAAGGCGAAGGAAGCCAGGCTGGCGAAAGAGCAGGTGAGAGAGAAAAAACACGCGGATCAGATCTTTTCCGGCCAGATCCACGGGGAAACCGAAATGGATCGGCTGTTCGGTCATGCTTGCGCCACCAACATCATGCATATCGTTTTGGGTAAAGATCCGCGAAAGGCGCATGAAGCGAAGCAAGAAATCTTTGAAATTCTCGAAGATCCAGACTTTCAAGATCATCGGTTTCCTTGGCGGACAAAAGAAGGTTGGACTCCCCAGGTTTGGCTTGAAAAACAGCTAACGGGTTCCGTTCGCCAACCGATTAGACAAAACAAGGCATTAAGAGACGACGAGAATGGCCCAAAATTCAACGAACGGCACCAGGTAGGTAGTCTGGCACCCCAAAACGCTTAAAACGGAAATATGCGCGAAAAACAGGTAATGCCATGAAATGCGACGCAACAGCGGAAAAAATTAGAAGGGAGCGTGTGATGGATGAACCAAGACTGAGCGATGTGGTGGTTGCTCACCGAGTGGCGTACACCTGCAATTTCCCAGACAAAAAGATTTTTATACAAAATCATCCACCTATTTCGATTGAGGAAGAGGTGTCAGTGTTGCGTGATTTGCAAGATGCGCGGCGAGAATTGCGGGATCTATGCGCCATGGTTCATTTTTTTAGTAATCCGCCAGAGTCGGACGATATCGAACCGACGAAATTGGTGCAGTTCGCACAGGATATTGCGGCGAGATATGGATGGAGTTTTTAGCGCGACACGGCGCGACTTGGCGCGGCAACCAAAACACAATAAAGGAGATTTATGCACGGAACTCATGATGTTGTAATTGCGCGGCTAGACTCTGCGCGTACTGCGCTTCAGGAAGCTAAGACAATCCAAGCTACCAAGAAAATTGTCGATGTAGCGGCGGCGGCAGAAATCTACGCGAAGCGTCAAGAACTAGGCGAAGACGCGATTGGCTATGCCCACGAAATTAAAACCGAAGCCCTAGCGCAATTAGGAGTGTTGTTGTCGGTCATGGAGAAGCAATCAGGAGGGCGCGGGCTAAAGGGTGGAGGCCGTAATAGGGGTTCCGAAAAGGAACCCCAATTAAATGCACCACCTACCCTTTCTGATCTAGGCATTGACAAGAAAACAAGTATGATTGCGCAGCAATTAGCGGCCTTAGACGTGGAGACCCGTGGAGAGATTGCCAAGCGAGAAACGACGTTGCAGGATGTGCGGCGAGAGCAGAAAGAGGAGAAGAGAGAAAAGCGGCGAGAAGAGAATACTCAAAGAATAGAGGTTTGTGATGACCCCCGAACCTTAGATGCGCAATTTGCCACAATTGTTATGGACCCGCCATGGGACTGGGGTGACGAAGGGGATGTGGACCAGCTAGGCCGCTCGCGCCCTACTTATGGCACGATGCCACTTGCAGAGATTCAATCGTTGCCGATCCCGGCTTTATCTGACGAAGATTGTCACTTGTATCTGTGGATTACTAACCGCTCCTTACCGAAGGGCTTCGGCCTGCTTGAGCAATGGGGGTTCCGGTATATCACCTGTATTACATGGGTGAAGCCTTCCTTTGGCATGGGCAATTATTTCAGAGGGTCTACCGAGCAAGTGTTATTCGGCGTGAAGGGTTCGCAGCCCTTGAAGCGTAAGGATGCGGCAACACATTTCTTGGCAGATCGCGGGGTAAAGGGGCATAGTAGCAAACCTTTGGAATTTTATGAGTTAGTGGAAACTTGTAGTCCTGGCCCCTACTTGGAAATGTTTTCTCGGCATGGACGAGATGGGTGGACAATGTGGGGGGCTGATGCATGAAGTCGTACGGGTTCAAAGATCGCTTGAATATGAGCCAAGGCGTTCAAGTTGAGTTTGATATTAAGAAGATTTTGGTTCGCAATATTCCAGGGGCCTTGGATGCGTATACGGCACACCAGCAAAATGACCGAAATGGAACAGATTGGTGGGTTGAAATGGTTGGCGGTCGGTTTTTGAGTGTCGATTGTAAGGTACGTGAAGAAGACTATGCTCACAAGCCACCGAAGTATGAAGATGACCTGGCGTTGGAAACGTGGTCAGTTATTGAAGAGCGGGTTCCTGGGTGGACGCTAGATAAAGGCAAGCGGTCTGAGTATATTCTTTGGGTGTGGAAAGATTCGGGGCGCTGGGTCATGATCCCATTTCCTATGCTCCTTAAAGCCTTCCGTGGAAGGAAGGATCGCTGGGTGCAGCTCTATAAGGTGGGCCGGCAGGAAACGACGGACGGAAACACAGGCCAAGTTCTTTGGCGCAGTGAATGTGTTTTTGTTCCACGTAAAGCTGTATGGGCGGAGATACTCAGAATTTATGGTGGGAGTCCTAATTATGCCACAAAAGCCAAAGTATAGTTCTGATCCAGTATGGGTGGGGAAGTCATTCCCTGGGGAATAGGGGGTAGTCACAATGGAAGTTATCTTATTTGTTTTTATTGTGGGTGTGTATTTCTTTCCCACAATAGTAGCAACATTACGCGAGCACCGGAATGATGTTCCTGTTTTCGTTCTCAATCTTTTCTTTGGCTGGACTCTTATTGGGTGGGTTGCTGCACTTATTTGGGCGTGTACTGATCATTGTCGTCCAGTACGTATTGATCGAGAGGTGTAAGTCATGCCACAGAAACCAAAATATAGCAGCGACCCGTTACGCCCAGGGATGCGGGTGCCTAAGCCTGTCAAGAGGCCACGGCCTTCACCTGCGTCTCGTGGCTATGGGTGGGCGTGGATTAAGATTAGTAAACAGTTCTTGCGGAGTTTTCCTATGTGCATGGCGTGTGGTGGAATAGCAACGAGTGTTGATCATGTTATTCCGTTGCGAGCCGGTGGAACACATGACGAATGGAACCTCCAGAGTCTTTGTCAGTCATGTCACAACAGCAAGACAGCGCAGGATAAGAAGCGGAGGTTTTGATGGAAGACCTGATGGGGGGCGGGGGTACATTGAAAGTTGAGCGCCTATGGGCCTAGTC